TGAGCAGATTGAAGATGCATATCAGCAAGGTATGTTTGACCAAATAGACCATAGACTAGATGACGTTGATATACCATCGCCTGAATACTACTACATCGAAACATACAAAGGAGGTGAGCAATGAAAGAACAACGCAAAGACCATAGACAAACAGCTGTTCAATATTTTGACGAAGGCTTTCGGGCCTTATTCAAACAGTATGCGGAACGCAGATTAACCCCTGAACAATTCATAGAACAGATGGATGATTTAAAACAATACGCAGAAACCAATTGCCGCAAGGATATTATCCAAGCCTTCGACATGGGTTTTAAACTTGGTGTGTTTTGGCACATTGAAATAACCGAAACAAAAGCGAGCATAGATCGCTATCACGGTGTGGAATATTGTCGCAATATATTTCCAGAAGTTTAGTATGACACCTGACCAACTCAAAGACCATGTGCGCAATTCGATGCAGCACTACTACAACAAGGAACAAGTGATAGAACTAATCAATAAGCTAAAAGATGAAAGCAAAAGACAAGGCATGGCAACTGTACTCGAACTATTTTGATATCATCGAGAATGGTAAGCAAGAAGGCGAGTTAGTAGAGGTACACATCAAAGCCGTAAACGCTGCTCTGTTCTGCGTGAATGAAGCACTGGCTAACGCGCCTACAGATATCGTAAATGACTTTGAAGGTACCGGGGAATACTACTCCGTCAAAGCCTACTATCAACACGTTAAAAGTGAAATACTAAAACTCAATGCGACAAAGGGTAACTAAATCAGTTGAGGTGCTAAAGCTGGAGCGCATTAACCTGCTTACCATGTTTGCGAATGCAAAGACAAAGTATCTCAAAGATAACTTGAACCACAAAATCAAATCGGTCAACAAAGACCTGTACACACTAACTAAAGAAAGTAAATGGCTATGAGTGAAGAAAAAAAAGAAACCGCAATCCGTACACTTAGCAAATCACTAAGGCGAAGATTTCAAGGCGCATCTGTCAACATCTCATGGGTGGAACTGGATGCGTTTATGATGAAAGCACAGACACGCGAGATGACTAACCTAATCAATTCCTACAACGAAGGCTACACAGATTGTAAAGCAGGACTACCAAACAAAGCAGAAAATGAAAGCAACACTAACGTTTGACCTTACAGATGACCAGCACTCTTTTGATTGTGCGATCAATGGGAAAAAGTACTACGACCTAGTAGATGAAATTAAACAGCACCTACGCAGCCTTGAGAAATATCAAGACCTTACAGAGGAACAGTATGAGATAATAGGTAAGGTGCGCGAATGGTTGCACACGGAGTTACTCGATGCCGGTATAGCGGATAAGTTTTAGTCACAAATCTTCGAATTATTGTGACACAATGCGCTACCTAATACTTAGCAGCGGAAGGATAGTAAAGGTTACTGATGAACTTTGCGATAGCCTTGCTTCCAAAGAAAGCGACCGAGTGCCTCACCTTCAGCATCAACCTTTTCCTCACTCCACTCAGGCTGTATGTGGTGCAGGTACTCATGAACAAGAACAATAAGATACCGCATAGGTGGCAAGGTAGGGTCTATCTCGATTACATTATCGCAGTACAACCCATCAGCCTTCTCCCTACCGAGTTTGCGCTGTATGACTTTTGGGTGTGGCTTGCGTTTCATTTGTGCTATATTTGCAATGTAGTGTAATCTGTTCATTGCATTATTGTTTTTATGTTATTGATTCAATCAGGCCCTACAACGGTGGGGCCTTTTTGATTATCGAATCTTACCATTAACAATACGATAGTTGCTTACTTCAAAATCTCCCGTATCCATAACCCGCACGTGCGCAAACCCGTGGTGGTGTTTGTTGATGGGCATGTAATCCGGGTGCAGTTCGCATAGGCACGCCACACTCCAACAGGTTGTTATCGTGCCATTGATGTTAGGCTCCGTGTGTTCACTTGCTTGGTGGTGATGTCCACACAATGCGCTATCCTTAGCACGTAAGAATAAGCCTCGCGCTATGTTGACAGGACTGAATACAGATGCACCCAGTTCATGCCCGTGTAAAATGGTCAACTTGCCTGCATGAATTATCTGCTTATCCGGGATGAATGTGATGTTGAACTTATCCAAGTGCATCAATGACTCAAAATTAAACTCATCCATGCCCAATAAGTCGGGAGCATTGCGCATAATGTAATGATCATAGCGCACATCGTGATTGCCACACTTGTAATAGATAGCAGCATTCGGGAATAGCTTGCGAAGGGTAGCTAAAAACTGCCTTGTCATTAGTACCTCATGCCCGAAGTTGCGCTTACGCGGGTCTTTCTCAAAGCGACTAATAGCATAGAAGTCTATAATATCACCATTGAGTAGTATTGTATTAATCTCATTCTCCAGTCCGTACTTTAGTGCAAGCGTTAACGCCTGTATGTTATGGTACGGCACGTGAATGTCACCGATTATAAGTATGTTATTGTGGTTTATCGGTAATTTGTAAGGTTTGTAGTTTGATTCCTGTGATGGTGGCAGGTCGAGCGGGTTGCTTTGCTCAGGCATCAACTCATCTACTATGCTACCAAAGTCCGCAAAATGGTTTTCAAGTTTGGATAGGTTGCCCCTTACAGGCGTTTTAACGGGTGCGGATTCCTTTAAGTTGTGATACTTACGCCAACCGTAATACAGTCGCTCAAATGACTTTAATGACAGCTGGATATTGTGCTTAGCCATAGCCGCACGGATGCGACTAGCTATGCTACCTGTACCTGCGTGTATCTCTTTATAGATTTCCGCATATTGTCCTTGCATGTAGTATTATTTAGTGCCTCTAATATACCCGGCAAGCTCAGCAAGATTATTGCTAATTGTCATATTCTGCGAAGCTATAACGTCTATCTTCGCCTCGAGTTTATCAATGGCTTTGTTTTGCTCGTCTTTCATAACATTAAGTTTGTTATTAAACTCGTCTTTAGTTTCTTTGATTGATTCGGCAAGCATAGTTACCTCTCTCTTATGATATGATTCTACTTTACCTAGTGCGCTGGAAACCTTTACCACATCCCTTTTCAATGCGTAGTAAAGACCAGTAAGTGAAACCACACCTCCTACAATTGTCAGTATATCCCTCGGTTCAAACTCCATGTCTATAGTATTGCAAAATATATAGTAGAAAAAGCTAGCGTTGTGACACCTAAAGTGAGGGCCGTGTTAGAAATTATTAACCGTCTGTTGCGTTTCTTCAACTGACTAATCTCATTATCTTTCTCAGTAGCAATGGCCTTTTCAATGCTCTGTTTGTTCTTGTATATTTCCGCTAGCGTTTCATAACTCGCTGCCTGAATGCCTGTAATCTTTGCGTAATAGGTAACTTTTAACCGTTCCATCTGATATAAACTGTCGATTTCCTGCGCTGTCTTGTACCAATACATCATGCTATTGTAGTTCAGACTGAAAAGCTGCTGATCGTAGGTTGTAAGTTCGGGTGTAAAATCCTGCTTTGAGTAGGCTATCCGATTTTTTGAGCGTTGCCCGGAACTGATTGTTGGTAGCAGAAGGAGTAGCAGAAAGAATGTTGTAAGTTTCATTGCGGTAAATTTCATTGGTGATTTGTTGCTGTTGGATAATGGTGTCCTGATGCACCTGTAGTGAATCAATCTTAGCGAAAAGGCTATCCGTTTTAGAGTTGTTTACTTGAATGATTTGATAGAGTGAATCATTGACATCCTGTAACCTTTTTATAGCGGGATTTGTTACGGGACGATTGCAGGTTCGCACGCTGAATATAGTGGCCAGTGCAAGAATTGCACACGCCAATCCAATGCCTAGTTTTGTCTTTTTCCCCATCGCGTTATGTGTAGTTGTTTAGTTAATGGACGAATCTTATAATACACCCCGTCACGGGTGCGGCTATCGCGCATGCCCTGCTCATTGGTATTGCCTTCAATGGTGCGCACAGAATACTTACCTATCTTGTCAACTATGCCTGTGTGACCTATACCCTTAAATCTTTTGCCGCGAAAACTGTTGTAGCTTAATGTCATTACCAGCGCATCCTTGTCGCTAAATGATTGCAGAAACTTACCCTCCGTAAATATCACATCGCGCTTGTTATATGCAGTAGGTGACCACCCCGTAATGGTGTGAGGTATGCCGCACTCGTCAAGCATAGCCATGACAAAGAATGAACACCATGCATAACCGGGTTGCCATCCCTCTTGCTTCATTAAAACAAGTAGAGCCTTGTCATTAAAGCCTTGATTGTTGCCGCCTTTTTCTTGAACACCCACAAACGATGAAGCAGTTACCCTTACGCAGTAACCGTCATCAGCAAGTGCAGAATATAAAGGTATGCAGCAAAGTAGAATGCATATAAGAGCAGGTATAAGACAACCTTTTGCCATGTCGTTAGATAGGTGTTTATTTCATACTTTACTTCCTTGTTGTATATCTCCCGTTGCAATGCCCGAAAATTGAATCTGATGCCTAAAAAAACCACGAAATTGGCAAACACCATGACCATTGCAGCAAGCACAATGTACTGGATGTATTCCGTGCTAATAAGCGCATCACCAAAATAGGCAACGGATACCGTACCTGATATGGCAAACACTAAAAAGGCAAGTGGTATAGACCAAAAGCCGTCAAATAACTCTAGCTTATAGCGCAGTTTCTTGTAAGTATTACCTACGGGTTGCTCGCTTGTCTTCTTCTTTGCTGCCATTGGCTCGTAGTTTTAGTGAAAGCTCACGCTCATACTTGCGCAAACGTTCTGTGTAATCTTGTTTTAGTGTTTTTTTATCACTCATGGTATACGATTAAGGATATTACGTGAGTAAGTAGGACGGTAACTAGTGGCTGTATTGCCTGAACTGAATTGATAGTTGAGCGTATTGGTCACATCAGTACGAGGTGAACGGTCAGGCCATTGCGCTGTTGAGTATTCTGGGAACAAACTAGAGTTAGCGCACAGGTAATCGACTAACAACGTGGTGTAGTGTTCCGCATTCTGCCTTGCACGATCTATCATATCCTTCATTACCATATCCGAAACGGGGACGGTGTCTTCAGATTGACGCTGTACTAGTGTGCCGTTATCCATACGATAGCAAAGGTTTGGAGTAACATCCACCATTACCCACCACAGCAGCATCTTTTGGATGTAATCCTCTAACAATGTTTGGTAATTACCCGCGATGGTGTTAGCTGCCACATCTGCCTTAATCTTGTTAAGCAGGTCAGTTCCCAAAAAGGGAAGTAGCCACTTATCCTGTGCCAAATAGATGGAAGGATAAAGCAGGTTAGGGTCAACACTACCATTAACGGTTGTGTACTTCTTTATGTAATTCTCAGAGATTAATAATACTTCAGCCATAGTTATAATTATTGATTGCCGTATACAGGGTTAGTTGGTAAAAAGCCACGATGGGGCATGTCTTCAGGAAGCTGCGCCACATACTTAGGATTGCGCACCTTATATCCCATACGTTCAGCCGTGGCAACTGCTACACGTGTTGCATCTGGATCATTAGGATTAATCTTCGCACCTTTGGCATCTACATATACACGCTTCTCCCAAAAATGGCGACAATTACCACCCCCTTTCCAATGCCATATGTCGTATGTGTCCGCACCTTCAGGCCCCCATCCGGGATTGACTGCTACATTTTCCATAGCCACAATATCTTCTTTGCGGTATAGCTTACCTGCTTCCATCATCTTC